ATCGCGGTAGTGGTCTGGGGTTGTAGTGGTTGCACCTATTCAAAAACTAATGTCGAATATCAATGTTTCACAAAGGCCGCATGTGACTAAGACACCAGAACAACACCACGCCTCACTAATTGTTTTTGTTGGCCGTTTGATGGCCTTATGTTTCACGTTCACGGTGATGGCGTTCATTTACGGAATTTTGTTTGTGGATCAGCCAACAGAACAGGCACCAACAGACGCGCAATTAATTGACCTACTTAGCACCCTGCTGGTGTTTTTGACTGGCACATTGTCTGGCCTTGTGGCATCAAATGGCCTGAAATCAAAGCCAGGTTCTAGTGCAACCACCGATTAGAAAACTGGTATTGCCAGCAGATCTGGTGCATTGCAAACCAGGTGAATTGCCAATCAACCTTTTGCGCGATGTAAAGCCGTTCGGAAAATTGCATCATTTAGCCGCCGCTAGTTGGACAGCGATGCGTCAAGCCGCGTTTGCGTCAGGCATCAAACAATTCAAACCAACCAGCGCGGGCGATACCTACCGATCATTAGCCCAGCAACGTGCAGGGTTCATTCAGCGCTATCAGCTGGAACCAATTGCTGGCGCGTCAACTAGAACGTGGGAAGGCCGCAAATACTATTTGAAGCCAGGGAACGCCCCATTGGCTGCACCTGGTTCATCACGACACAATTTGGGTTTGGCAGTTGATATTGCTGGAACCGCTGATCCGATCCTGTGGAAATGGCTGTGCGAAAACGCGCCAAAATACGGTTGGTCATTAGAGGTAATGCCCGCTGAACCGTGGCATTGGTTCTATTTTGTGGGCGATAAGACCCCGCCAGCGCTAATGCTTGACCCAACGACACCCGCCCCGTAGGGTGTTCTTATCCCTGACAGAAGGATAAGCAGTTATGGCTGACGCAAAAACATATTTCTATGAGGTGTACACCACCAGTTTGGAAACCAACCAAATGGTGCTAGTGCAAATTTTCCGTGACCCAGACACCCAACAGGTGCTGCATGCCCAACTGTCATTCAAAAACGCCGTTGGGGACACCTGGGGCGTTCCATACCAATTGGAGAAAAAATGACGTTTACAGCAACCAAAATTGTGGCAGGTGTTATTTCAGCCCTAGTGGGTTTCACGCTTGCCATACAGCCTCTAACAGGCCAATCAGAGCCACCTAGCACCACTATTGAACTAGCACCGTTTCTGATTGAACCAACCATCACCACGTCCAGCACGTCCAGCACCCTTTACATTGACCCTTATTCGACAGCCTGCCAACAATTCAGCGCGCTAGCTGTCAATCTGGGTTGGCCTGTTGAGCAGCGCGACAAACTTGAAATGGTCATGCACCGTGAAAGCCGATGCACACCAAACGCACACAACAAACAAGACACCGTGGGCCAATCGTACGGCCTCATGCAGGTCAACTCATTTTGGTGCAAAGGCCCAGACAGTTACCTACAAAAAGCAGGTCTGGTCACGTCATGTGAAAACCTGTTACAGGCTGAAACTAATCTCAAAGCAGGTTTGATGATTTGGACACGGTCAGGTTGGTCACCCTGGCGCACAGCCAAATGATCGAACCACCATTCACCGAAAATTCCATGACAGAGGAAACACGAAAAATGATAAACGACAGAATAGACCTACAACTCACGCCAACATCAACAGCAATGATGAAACTGATTGATGACATTTGCAGGCCAGCACACAAGCCCAAACCAGTCCGTGACGATTACCTGATCCGCACGTTAAAAGTGATGAAAACGGATTTTGATTTGTCAGGCAATGAAATCTATGCAGAAACATGTTTGCGTTGCATAGAGGAACTAGGCGGCGAACTGTAAACCAATGGCGCGTTATTACACATCAGGTGAGCGTTCCAAATACAATTCCAGCATTTCAAACCAAATTCGAAGCGATGCGAAACGCAGAGAACAAACAGAAAACAGACAGAAGGAAACTCCAATGGCATTTGACCTATCCAATTACGAAACCGTAGAAACACGGTTGAACCGATTTTGGGAAACATACCCAGACGGACGCGTTGAAACCACGCTAATGAACTATGACGGAGACACCTGCATTGTTCGCACCGTGATCTGGAAACACCGTGACGATGCAAACCCAACCGCGACAGGGTACGCGCATGAAATCCACACAGACCGCGGCGTAAACGCCACATCATTCATTGAAAACTGTGAAACGTCCAGCATTGGGCGCGCATTAGCCAACATGGGATTTGCCACACAAGGCAAACGGCCTTCCCGTGAGGAAATGCAAAAAGTCGAACGCCAGGGCGGTCAAGTAACACCTAGCGCGCAAGTGCACATACCCTCTGGCGCATTTGCTACACCTAAGCAACAGGGCTACATCAAGAAGCTGGCAAAAGATGCAAACATGGACGATTTGAATTTGCTGGAATTTATACAGCGCACCGTGAACCGTGATGATGCGGTGTTGGAATTATTGAAAAGCCATGAGGCCAGCGCGGTCATTGAGGCATTGAAATGACATTCGATGAACAACAATTTGGTACTGGGCCAACAGAAATAATTGAATATTTGCGCGCGACTATTCGCACATTGCGCGCTGAAAAAGAATTGCTAGAAAAACGTTGTGAAACATTAGAGGCCAGCCGTGAAACATGGCAAAAACTAGCGGCCGCATGGGAATGGTTAGCGGAAAATCGTGACTGAAGCAGAATTCAAAAACATCATTATTGGTGTTGCCAAACGTTTTGGTTGGCTCATTCACCATGACCTGCCAGCGATGAGCAGCGGCGGACGCTGGGCCACACACGTTCAGGGTGATGCAGGTTTTCCTGATTTGCTGTTAGTGCACCCCACAGGCAAAAAGATCCTGGCATTAGAGCTAAAGAGCGAAAAAGGCAAAACCAGCCCATTGCAGAAACGCTGGCTGTTGGCATTTGAACAGGCTGGTGTGTATGCCACCGTTATGAAACCATCAGACATGGAATATGTGCTTTACCTGTTGAGCAACCCGCATCAATGACCATGACCTTCGACTATCCAGCCGCGTTTAGTGAGGGCGCATATTGGGCCAGCATGATCGCAGACCGCCTGAAATTGCGCGGGGTGCAATGTTGGACACCAGAGCCACCAAAAGACCGCACACAGGAATGGATCACACGCCATGAAAAGGATATTTGCTTGCCGTGGACAGATAAGCCGTTAGAGGTCAAAGCGCGCACCCACATCTGTGATGAGCAGGGCAATTTGATCTATGACCCATTATTCATTGACACCAAATATGGTTATGACATGAAAGCGGTGAAACCGTTGGCCTATGTGATGGTTTGTAAGAAAACCGCCAACATTTGGTGCCTGTCCCCACGCGCGACATTCGACAAATGGGACGTTGAAGGAACGTTTGACAGCAAACGCAAAATTGACATCACGGTTTATACAGCAGCGGCGGATTTGTTTGTGCCGTACACCGATCTAGTAGATTTCCTGATTTCTAAGCAACAATAGGCAAGCATCACAGGCTGTTCCCCGTTTGCATGGGGTGGGGCGTAAACAGGGGAACCTGGGTAGATGATCGCGCCCTGAAACATGCAACACGAAATGGTTTAGGCAAAGCGGTCAGGCAAGGCGTAAACAATCGTCATTGAAATGTGTAGGGATCTGGTTAGGGCAACCCAGAGGGTGGGACAATCACATCTATGCCCTAGCGCAAACAAACAAAATGACATACACAAAACAAACACAACAAACACAAGCCCGTCCTGATGCTCTAACATAAGAAACGACAGCAAGCGCGAAGCGCGCGCTAGCACAAGCCGAAGGCGCGTGAGCAAAATGACAAGACCCAGCACCCCATACGACACAGCGGAATACAAACGCAAACGTGCAGCACTACTAGCAGACCACCCGCCCTGCCATTGGTGTGGAAATGAAGCAACAACCGCAGATCATTTAGTGGAATTAGACCGCGGTGGATCCCATGACGAAATGGTGCCCGCTTGCCTACCTTGCAATAGTCGAAGGGGACAGGCCTACAAACGCAAACGTGACGCAATACAAAACCACCACCGCAATGAAGCATTGAAAGACAAAGGCTTTGCAATAACAAAACCCGAAACGATTTTTTATGGGGAAAAACATATGAC